CCACCAACGCGCTCTCCTTCTTGACATGGTAGTTTGTACGCTTGATCACAAAATGGCGGTTGGAACGTGATATGACGACGAAGTACTTTTGCTTCGTCTGCAAAAGTTATTGCTGTTTGACGTACATAGTTGGCAGCAATATCCTCATTTGGACTATCAATACCAACCATTACTTCAGACAACCATACTGCCCATCCCAACATATTACTGCATTGCGGAACAGATAGACATGGATTTGGTATAAGTGGAACTGGACATGGCTCAGGTGGAAACTCAGGCAGACAACCACAACCCTTGGTCATGGTTGCTGCCGTCGCGACTTGTAAGCCGTTACTGCCTTGCCTGAGTTTTACCGGAGACATATCACACCTCAGCTGACGCTGCAGCTTTCACTTGAAGTTTTGCTTTACGCTCAACCGCAGCGCGTTGCGACTCCTCTTGAGAAACATGAGGAAGACGCTGAGCGACTTTGGTTGCTGCATCACCAGAGATGCCTTTCAATTGAGTTGGTGTTGGTCCACCATTAGCATCTCGAGCGATAGATTGCGTTGCGGCATTGAACTTCACGCCTTCAACATTGACGAGAGGCATACCTGAAACAGGATCCTTTTCGACGATGTCGACGTTTTGTTCGGATTTGACGAACGTGTATGCAAGACCACCAGCAATTGCTGCTGTTGGTACTGCTACAATTTGGCCGTTGATTCGGCTTTGCATGAAACTGGGCATGATGTTACTCCTTTCAGTCTATCCAACCGCTTACTTACGGAGGAAGAGTGGGACGTCGTATGAAACGGTGAGTTCCAGCAGGTTGTTTGCAGTCACCTTACCGCTGGTAGGCATGGTAACCACTTGAATGCCGATGTCGTTCGAATTACCCATAAGAGTATCGATCGTTCCACCCATGAACACAAAGTGTTCAGAGTCATTGGCAGCAGCAGGAGCAACCAACGCGTCGAGTGCTGTCAAAGCAGCTGTCGACTCAACTAAGTTCTTCTGCTGACAACCTTCACGCGGCACTTCGATCTTTTTGCCAGTCGTAGGAAGCGGCAAACCATTGCGACCAACAACCTTGAAGGACAGTCCGGGATCGAGAGCCATAACTGACGCGGCAAACGAGGTGACTTGGGCAAAGGACGGCAAGCGCAACAGGTAGATGATGGCACCAATGCCAACATCATTAATGTACTCGATCATCTCAACGTTTTCGGCTTCCTGCTCGCGGGAACCAAACACGCCAAAGTCACGACAACCAGTCGGGGTTGTGTGGCTCAGACGATTGTCGGCACCAAGAGGATTGACGAGGGTATCGATGTCGACCTTGCCGGAACCGCAACAGCTGTCAAGCATCGTAGCCGCATACGGATCTGGTTTCGGAAGGCCACCCTTGCCAAACTGCAGGGCGCCATCGGGTTTGGGATTGAAAGGCATGATGAACTCCTTGAATTAGATGGCGATGCCGACGTTGGCGATAACCACACCATGCTTGTTGATAACATGAGTGTCGTAAACGCACTCGCCGACAAAGTGTTGCGCAAACTTGTCTTCCCAGATTTTGTTCACGATGATGTCCATCGCATGGAGGATCTGGTCGGGATCGACGACGAGCACGGGAGCAACAAGTTGGGTTCCGCCGAAATTCGCAGGCTGGAGACGCTCGGACATGATGACGTCCATGTTGCGAATCACGCCAATCTGACCAGAACGGAAGTTCGAAGTCGGGCCGCAATTGCAACCGTTTTCGAATTCGGCAATGTAGTCAGTAACGATCGGCTCGAGCATGGCGGGAAGCACCATGACAGGATTGCTGACACCGTCACCGCTAAGCGGGGTTTCGCGGCTGTCACAACGCCATCCGGCTTGGCTGGTAACCATGCGGATATTATCGATGACGCGCTTGAACTCTGCGACAGTGGTGATGGGCAGCGGTTCATTACCTGTGCCGCCCTGGCCACCGAGGTTGATCAGGTGATTCAGTTGACCAGCTTGCACGCCGACGTTGTCGGGGTGGGCAGACATCTGAATAACGGCGATGGAGTACTCGTCGATGTTATCCACGAGGTTGTCGTCAACCTGACGCTGGAGAACTTTGATCCATTCCGCATAGTTTGCGCACATGAAGCGTCGATCATTTTCGGAGAGCTTGATGTCGAACTTGAAGGACTGACAGACCTTCAGGGAATCCGGCTCGATCTGCGGACCGCCGGTGATCGGTGGATCTTCATTGTTGTCGGTATGATAGCCAAACGTCCGCATTTTCTTGACGCGGCCAAAGATTGCACGGCTACCACAGAACAGTTGTCCTTCACGGAGGAAGTTCGATTTGGCGAGCGCGGGCGTGAGTGCACAACGATGGTACTCATAAATGAGTTGCCCCGTCATTGTGGGAGGGATGAAAAAGGGATCAACACCGGCATAGCCAGCAGCCCTTACTTGATTTGCAGACATAATGTCAACTCCTTGGTCGAGCGTAGGCTGTGGCCAATCCATCTAGGATTGCTTTAGCTTTCGCGAGATTAGCTGTTCCGCCACGGGCGGAGAGTTCATTTGCTTCTGCAATCTTCTCCTGGATTTGTTGGTCGTTGAGTGCAGAAATACTGGAATTCCTCGTGACATGAGCCGCGAGGCGATTAGGCAAATCCCCTCCAGTTGGAGCCGATGAAGACGTCTGAGTCTTTGACGGGTGACCTGGGAATTTTCCGAGTTCTTTTGATGCAATGCGCGCAAAGCGATGAATGTCTTCAGACTTTGCGTTCAGCATATTGGTAAGCATTTGATTGGCTACAAGACCTTCATCAGATGTAAGCCACTCATTGAACGCTGGATCCTCTGCCTTTGACTGAATCCAGTCAAGACCAAATTGAGGATTGGCCAGTGTGTTCGCAATCTTGTCACGACGATTTTGTTCTTGCCAGTTGGCATTGACTTTCTCAATGACCTTTTCCTGATTTTGTTGGACTCTGGTTGCTTCACGAGCAGCAATTGCTTGAGCAACCTTTGTCATTGCGGCAAGTTGATGTTCATCAAACATGGATGCTTCTTCTTCAGAAAGCAACTCACGTGGATTGAAAGATTTCATTCGTTGTTCTTCAAGCTGAGCTTGCAGTTCAGCAATACGTTGCTGAGTTTCTGCTTCACGCTGTGCTTGTAAAGCTTGAGCGTCAGTCAAAGTACGACGAGTTACCTCAAGCTCATGTTGTGTCGGCGTTAAGCGACCAATAACAGAGTTATGATCGCGTTGAAGCTTGGCAAGTTCAGCACGAAGAATTTCAACTTCATTCTGACTGTCAACTCCATTAGTTGCAGGTACAGCTGGTTGAACTGTGATTGGATCAACTTCTTGATCCAGAGGTACAGTTACTGACTGAATTGAAACTTGATCAGTTGATACTTGTATCGGAGTGCCGTCGGGATTCAATCCTTGAGATACAAAATGATGTGCCCGCGCAGCTTCTGCAGCGGAAGTAGTCCGACTCAGCGAGGTAGTCATGCCAGTTCCTTGTTAATAAGTGTGAGAAGATGATTCATACTTTCTTGTCGACCAAGTTCTCGATTTGACGTTGATGCTGTCAACACATCTGGCGGATATTTGATAAGTCGTTGTTGACTCTCAAGAACTACCCGCTCAGCAAATGCAGTCAGCATTTCTTTAAGCCTTGAGTTTGTTGAAAACTCCTGAGTCACAGCATTATGCAACTCAGGGGTTGACAAGAGATGAAATGAAAACTGTTTCATCTGCAGTTGACGCACTTACCGGTAAGACGCAACGCGCTACCAGTTTGGGCTTTTTGCGGAGGTTTGCTTGTCGTGCCTTGACCAACACGCACTCGAGGCGTAATGTTCAGAGGCGACGTTGTTGCGGCAGGACGAGGCGAACCTGTGAAGCTGAAAGACTTGCCAAAAGCGCTCATGATGGTCTCCTTATGTTAAACCGAGCGGGTTGTTTCTTGCATACCCGAGCAAGACACGTGCACCGACTGCGAGAGTATCATACACTTCGACGGTGGCTTCAGGCCGTGGCGTCGGGTAAATCGCCACGTAATCGACCGCGCCAGTAACTGGATGCGGTACAAGAACATCTGCATCAGGATCAGCAGTATCATCACCAGCAATAAAGCCGTATCCTTTTTCAACTGTGACTGCTACTTGAACTGTTCTGACTGCTTGAACAGTATCGATGGTAGGATTGGAAACTGAAGACGAAACAATCTCTATTTCAAGATCGAGATTGACTGCAGGTTGGAAGCAAACAGGTGCAATGTAAGACTCTGCAACTGGCAGCCAAATATACCTTCCAAACTGGTTAACTTTCTGGAATTGGAGAACGCCCTTCGTTGTCTCGTATTTTCCAGTAGCTGACCAAGACATCGGAACAGTGGCTTCAATCCAGCGGAAGCGACCAAGATTGTTGACTTGCTGCTTCTCGAAGATCTCGTCATCGTACTCAAATGTCGGTGGATTTGGAGGATCAGCTGGTGGATCTTCCTCGATCACGTTCACGAGTTCACGAGTTTCTCCAGTGTCTTCCCACACCATTTCGCATTCAGACTCAATCCAACGAACTCTACCAAATTGATTGACTTCTTGAACTTCATACTTCTCGTCATCAATCTCGCAAAGTTCGCGAGCAAGACCAGTGCGATTCCAAGTCATGCACTCAACTTCAATCCACTGAGTTCCACCAAACTGATTGGACTGTTCTTGCTCGAACTTATCATCCTCAGGAGGACAAAACTCTCGCTGATTGGAAGTATCTGTCCAATTCACGCAGTCAACATCGATCCAGCGGAAGCGACCGAACTGATTTACTTGTTGCTTCTCATACTCGTCGTTGGTATCAGGGCAAACTGGGCGCACAAGTCCTGTATCAGACCATGTCATGCACTCATATTCGTCCCAACGGAAACGACCAAATTGGTTGACAAGTTGACGTTCAAAAATCAGATCATCAGGTTCGCAGAGTTCACGTTCTTCGCCAGTCTCTGTCCAAACCATTTCATCTACAACATCCCAGCGGAAGCGACCAAATTGGTTGACCATCTGCTTTTCAAACTGTTCATCATCCACAGGATGAAGTTCACGAATCAACCCAGTTGGTGTCCAATACATGCAGTTGGCATTGACCCAACGAATGTGTCCACACTGATTTACTTGCTGCTTTTCGTAGGATTCGTCAGCAGTAGCAATCGGATCGGGAGAATCTGGATTCGGAGACGGATTGGCCGGATCACAATACTCGCGAGTTGCTCCAGTATCACGCCACCAAATTGGTTCTACGACAAACCAAGCAGTCTGGTTGTTATTAGGATCACGAAATTCTCCTTCAACATTACCAGTATCCTCATTGCAGCGGATAACATTGTTCGGAATCCATGCAGCAGGATCGTCAATGTACTGAATACACGGACAACCATTGGTAACAGTTGGTTGAGAGGCGTCGAATTTACGATGGCTTTCCCAGAGACGCACATAAACGTCACCAAGACCAGGACCATCCCAACGCAGTTGCCAATACGTGCCATAAGGCAAGTTCAACTCGACAACTGGATTCTTGGTGGTAATACGAGCAAATTGCAGCAGTTGTGTTGCATCGGTGTCTGCTGTACATTGCGAACAACGGATGCGATTGACTGAGATGACTTGTTGTGGTGGTAGTTCTTTGACACAACAACCTTCGCGCCAAGGAACTGTTTGCTCAGTTAACTCGACCATCTCGATCCAGATGATCGTATCAGAAGGAAGGTTGTAAGCAGTGATAACAGGATTGCGATCACGAATAACGTAAATCGCACTAACTGGATCCTGGCTGAGCTCAGTGAAAACGGGAACTGATTGGTCACGCATTTGTTGACCGTACACCCGCGAACGATTGTTTGGGTTGTTGGACATCATACTCCTCCAAATGCGGACTGTTGTGTTGACGCATCCATGGTTGGTTGAACTACATTACTTCGATTGTCAAGTTGAGGAAGTTGTTCACTCATATTGACAGTTGTTGCTTGAGTTGGTGCACCTACCATTCCACTATCGATAATGGCATTGACCAACGGATCATCGTCAGGAGACAGTGTTGAAACAGGTACGCCCATTTCTTCCAATGTCTGACGCACGGTAACTTTGAGAATATCTTGATCAATAACACCCATTTGTACACCTTGTGCGGCAATCGGAATTGCATCGGCCATCGACTTCTGAGCTTTCGCTTCTTCAAGAAGACCTGACATTCCACGAACCTTACACTGAAGGTCTTGACCCATCGCAAACTCATCATTGTTCTCAACAAGGTATCGAAAGAGTGCGCTAAATGCTGGTTCTGTAAAGTAAATGTCTTCAGTTCGAGCAGGTCCCTTTATGCCGCGCAAGGCGTTGCTCATTCGTTGAGCATATTCACCAAGTGACGAGAACGTTTCTCTGCCAGAGTAAGCATACGACGGGAGCCCTGATGCATCATCAGCGAGTCGTCGTTGGATGCTGATTTGGTTTGACAACAGTTGATACTGAGCTGAAACTTGTCTGACTGGACGAATGGGATCTGGTGCATTGGCACTTCCTGCATAAGAGGTGTTGATCTTGTGCTTTGATCCTGGTTTGATCTGATTGATTTCATCTGGATTCTCGAAAGCTGAAGAGTCGATCATCTCTGAAGGATCTGATGCCTTCAGCATGTTTTTCATCGCAGCATAATGCATCACATTCGTGCGCATTTCCGTGTCATACAGTTTAGCGGCAAGACCAACGTTCTGCCAGAACTTCTCCCCGATCATAGTGAATGGTGCTGCAAAATATGAGCGCTCAGGACCATCTGGCATTCTGAGTAACTCACAACGAATGGTACGATTTCCACAAACCTCAACATGAGCATTCACATAGTCAGTTTGCTTAATACCTTTAATTCCAATTTCAGCAAGGTCATCGCCAGAAAAATATCCTTGATGAACCAAAACAGCTATTGGCTGATCTGTATCCCAAATTGCTGAACCCCAATCATCTCTAAAATCCATCCCCATTGGAAGCCACGCACGACTTGACGATGAAAATTCATCAAGTATCTCTTCTATTTTACTCGCATCATAATTCTTTTGATTTGCAAGATTGATCAAATCAATTTTTGAAACAACACGACGCTCAGTTACTCCAAGACAAGACTGAAGATCAAGTGTTGCATCAGGAGATGGGAAGAAGTGTTGTAAATTCACATTGCGGAAAATCGGAACAAGCTCCATCTTCGGACGACCACGCTGACCAACATGACGTAATACACGACGACGCTGCCAGTCAGGTGCTTTCATCACACCAATACCGAAAGCAGCACGACCACGCGTGAAGGCAATATATGCACGACGAAAATCACCTTCAATAATCATATCTCGCATTTTCTCTTGCACGAATGTCGCTGCTTCAGTTGCCGCTGCTCTAATCTTTACTTTCTCAAGTTGTTGAATTGTTTTGACTTGCGCTTGAATAAATGTCTGAAGTTGTGGTGATGGAGTTCCATCTGGAAGCATAAGAAGTTCTGGATCTTGAACACCTACTTCCTGCATTCGTTGCCACAATTGTATCTTCACTTGTTCAGAGATGATTCTCATTGTCTCTTTATCAAGCGTTGGTATTGGCGTAGGTTCGATTGTGAAAACTTTATCAATGCCAGCAATGAAAATGTCGACATACCAATCAACAAATGCTTCAAGTTTTTCAACAGTCAATGAATCATATTTGAATATATCTTGATCGCCGTAAGTTTCAGAAAGTTGTTGCTTCTGAGTAATTGAATACTCTTTAGACAGTTGCATTTCACAGCGGTTGAGTAAGGCTTGGGCTGACAAACCTTGCCATACGACTTCAGTGTTGCGATAATCGTAGGCATTGCGATACCTATCAATTACGATTTCCGCAATTAAATCTTTGGCGACAGAGGAGACTTTAATTTCAGTGCTCATATTGATGCTGCCGTCCTATAAGATCGTTGAGGAACAATCGGATCCCACTTGCTGCTTTTGTATTCAGCTGGTTCAGCATTCAAACCTTGCAATCTTTGCGGTCTCAATCCACGCTTGGCAGAATCTCGTTGCATCGATAAGAAGTGTCCATACGTTGACACTGCATCAGCGTAATGAGAAGTCCAATGCTCATGATCAGGTTCCTTGGCATACGCTCCTGCACCATCTGCATCCAAATGTCCTTTTGGCATTGCTTTGAATGGGTATTGTGCAAGAGCATCGAGTACATGCTCACAATCAGCATGGATGTCACCAGGATCTTTAGTATCTGATACGTTAATAATGCAACGATCAAGTACCAACTTGCCATACCCAATGTTCTCAAATCGAGACTTGACACGTGGAATCCTTGTAAACTCTATTCCAAATCGTTGAGCCGCTGCAATCCGAGTAATACCATAACCCCACTCGTGATTACCAATGTCATGAGGACCAATATGTCCCACATAGAAATATGGTTTTTCGCGAAGAACTGAAGCATAATGGTCAATCCCTAATTCATAGCCGACATACCAGTCAATGAGGCGCTCTTCCAACCCAACAGTCTGCCAAAAGAGGATAACTGTGGGATCCATACGGGACACGCCAAGATCCCAAGACGTGGTAACTGGATAACGTGGATCATATGGGCATGGAGTAACTCGTCCTTGATCGCGAAGCTTTTTAATTTCAGCTGCCCAGACGGCTCCAATAACAGCTGCATCCCAATTTGAGAGATATTCTTGTTCGAAGATTGCGTTTCCAAGGATTTCACCTCGCCTCGCGATAAGACGTTCACGTTCGACTTGAAGCTCTTCAGGAGTGAAGACTCCGGAATCTTCAGCTGACAGGTGGCTGGTGAATGCATAGCTCTTTCCTTGGAGTGATTTGTACGTTTTATAAAAATGATTACGTCCACGGACAGACGATACATAAATTGCTTGACCTTTGTTAGCAAGCAAAATTGGCGAGAAAAAGTCAAATGCGGCGGGATCAGCCAAAGCTGCTTCAGAATACCCAATGCCAATAGGTTGTGACGACAGTAGGTTCTGATAGTTGTCAGAGCCTTTAAGTTGATATGACGATCCGTTAATAAACTTCAATTGCATTGCTGAATTATCAACATGTTTGATGATTTCTGGTGGAAATACTTCTTGCCAACGAAGGCGACCAGTTGATGGATTGATTGAATCCCAAATTGCAATACGACACTGATCCTGCTTCGGAAGCATATGCCAGTAGTTGCCAGGACGACGCATAGCATTTGCAGCAATTGCTTGCATGATAATTTCGTCTTTCCCAGCACGACGATGCCAAGCTAAGCAAATTTCACGATAGATGTCTGGACGCGTCATCGCAATCCAGGCTTCTACCTGAAATTTTCTCGGCTTCCAGCCGTACGCGGGAAGTTCAATTTGAGCCATCTTGCCTACGCTTCCATGCGCGGTAAATAACAACTCCGCCAACTACTAAGCCGACAATAATCATGACAGGTAAAGACCATCTCATGATTGTATTAACTACATCAATTGTCGGGGCCAATTCATTCACAACTTCAGCAACTCCAGCAGTTGCTGCGGTAGCAGTAATCGCTGCACCAGCTTGTGCTGAGGCGGATTTGACAAGGGGTTTGTCAAGATCAGGATCAGCATCAGGTAAAACTGGAGGCAGTTCAACAATTTGTCCTTTGAACTCTTTTGGTTCTTGCAGATAAAGAGCAGTCTCTTTTGCTCGACGAGTTACCAATCCATTCAAAACAACTTTCTTTCCGTTGACAGTAGCTTTATTCCACAGTTGGATTGCGTTTGCTGCTTGAGCAAAATTACCAGCATTGTGATGCCTGAGTGCGCTTGAACCTTTGAAAGCAGTTATCCCGATATTGTAAGCAAGACTGACGAAAGCCGCAAGTTGATACTCATTGATACTATCCTTAACCAATGCTTCAACTTCTTTTGTAAACTTCTGAAGACTCTTGCAAAAGATATTATCCGCTTGCTCCTGAGTCCAAACCATCCCTTGCTTTACACCAGAAGTTTCGCCCCAACCAATAGTCCAAACTCCAGCTGGACAGAGGTATGACTGAAGTCTACATCCTTCCGACTCTGCAATCAGTTGAACGCCTTCAAAGATAATCGGCCAGTTCAATGCTTTCGATGGTAGCTTGCTCATGGCTTATCCTTAGTTACTTTTGTCCTGAGATGATGTCGTATTGTCGCCATCCTTGCTCAAGAAGGGAAGCTCGATGAATACCGCACTGTCCAGCGCTCTTTGCGCATCTTGCGAGATCTTCAACGCAGCGTTGGTTCTCTCTGTTGCTGCTTTCGTTCTCGTCGATGCTACGTCTGAGTACTCCAACAATGTTTGCGACGCTATGTCCCGCGACACAACTGGTTGGGGAACTTGCGAGTTTGCTGGTAAACCCTTTGTAGGAGTTGCGCAACTCGTTGTTAGCAACAGCAAGCTGAGTGCTAACAGTAGTGAGAGCTGTACGTACTGTTGTGAGTTCTTCATTGGCTTTCTCCAGTGAACCGCTTAAATCTTCCATTTGTTTGCGAACAAAATCTGCATCTTGTTGCAACTCTGTCTGGATGCGCAGTGACTCTTTTGTTAATTCATGAAACTCTGCTTCTTTGACCTTGAACTGAATCCAAGAGCCAATTCCAATCCCTATCAA